TGTGGCAGGAGTGAATGCTGCTACTAAGCTTGTAGATAAAGGTTATCCTGGTGAACTAATCACAATCATTGATATGGGTAAAGACCCATACAATCGCAAACCAGAAGAAGTAATGACTGGTTTCTTGGGTGCAGGTGGTTGGTCTGATGGTAAACTAACTTACCACACAGCAATTGGAGGTCAATTGTCTAAGTATTGTGGTGAGGATAAAGCAATGGAATTGATGGATCAAGTCATCACCAATTTCAAGCGTTTTCATCCCAAACCCGAGGAAGTACAATGTTCAAACCCTGAAGCAGAACCAGATTTTATTAAACCCTATTTTGGTTTACGATTGTTCCCCGTTTGGCACGTAGGTACAGATTATCTATCTGAAATAGCTAAAAACTGGTACGATTATTTAGTATCTAAAGGTGTAGAATTTGTTTGGGAAACTAAAGTAGTAGGCATTGATTTTGAAACTAATCAAGTTGGTTGTGATATTTTAAACTCTGAATTAGGTTGTTCATTCTTTTATGATGAACTTATTTTTGCAGTAGGTAAATCAGGTATTGATTTTGCTCAAGAGCTAGCCAACCAATATGAACTACCAGATGAACCCAAATCAGTACAAATTGGAGTACGATTTGAAGCCCCACAAAAACACTTCCAGAAACTAATCGATGTTTCATACGATTTTAAATTGTATCGCAAATTCGAAGATAAAGGTGTTTCACTTCGCTCATTCTGTACAAATAATAACGCTGCTTATGTTGCTGTAGAAGAAACATATGGTGATCACAGCTACAATGGTCACGCTAAAAAAGATATGCGTTACCGAAACGATATGACCAATTTTGGTATCTTGATGGAAATCAATGGTATTGAAGATCCATTTGCTTGGTCACGTGAGGTTGTAAATAAGCTTCAATTCAATGGTACTGGTTTGTACTACTCACCTACTCGAATCCCATCTTCAACCTCTGAAGGCAACGATGTGTCAGCTTTCCAAATCGATAATTTAAGCGGAGTAGAGAATGTAATGGGTGAGTATTGGACTTACATTATGGACTTTATCGAGGATATGAAAAAAGTATTCCCAACACTACAAGACGATTGGGGTATCTACATTCCAGAGGTAAAATATCTTTCACCCGAACCACTTGTAAGCTACCGCAACCTGTCTCTTACCAAGTTCCCAAATGTACACTTTGTAGGAGATGCTCTATCAGCTCGAGGTATAACAGTTTCAGGAGCTCAGGCAATATACGTTGCCGAGGACATTCTTTCTTATTACCTTCGCGATACCGAATATCCGGAATTTATTAGTCATTACGTAGCATGAAAAAGCAAACAATTTACGAAGAGCGTCGAATGAAATCTAAAGGCGCATACCACTATTTCTTTAAAGAAAGCGGAAGCACAGCTTGGAAATATCATAATTGGGAAGGACCCGCTATTGAACCATTCGAAAAAGAATCAGAACATTCAAAAGAGTACTATCTATATGGTAGTCAACTAACTTTTGAAGAGTGGTCTGATGCACGTAAAGATAGAGAAGGTTTACCTTGGTATAAAAATCCCTCAATGCGAGGCACAACACGATTCTAATGGGACATAAATACGAACCAATCCCTCACAAAGGAGATATTCACAAGAAAGCTTGGGGACACGAGCTTTGGATTGTAAACGATGATGAATACTGTGGTAAACTCCTAGTATTTGAAAAAGACAAAAAATTTTCAATGCACTACCATTTGATTAAAAAAGAATCATGGTATGTTGCTAAAGGGCAATTTGAATATTATTGGATTAATACTGAAACTGCTGAAACTCGAATGACTTTGCTTAATGAAGGAGATGTTGTAGATTTAGAACGTGGTCAACCCCACCAATTGAAGGCACTTACAGATGGTGCTACAATTTTTGAGGTGTCTACTAAACATTACGAAGAAGACAGTTACAGAGTATTTAAAGGAGATAGTCAATGAAAATAGGATTATGTGGAACTATGAGTGTAGGTAAAACTACACTTGTAAATGCACTTAAAGAACTACCTGAATTTAAAGATTATATATTCAGGACTGAACGTTCAAAATATTTGATGGAACAAGGCATCCCATTGAATACTGACTCAACACTAAAAGGTCAAACCGTATTTTTAGCTGAACGAGCTATGGAGCTTATGCAAGAAAATATTATTACAGATCGTACTGTAATTGATGTTATGGCGTTTGCTCGTGCTTCCAAATCAATGGATCATAGCGAAAAATATGATTTTGAACAAGTAGCTACATTACTAATTAAAGAATACGATTATATTTTTTATATAAATCCTGAAGGAGTAGACATGGAAGACAATGGTGTTCGCGAAACTGATCAAGAATACCGTCAACTGATCGATTTTACTATTACTAATTTTATTAAGAGCAAGAAGTTGCTTATTAAAAACTATGGTATATTGGAAGGTCCTACTGAAGAGCGTATTAAGCAGCTTAAATTTCAATTAGGTTTGTGATATTTATATATAAACATAATATTTCTAGAAATGAAAATATCTAAGTTAAAGTCCGCTATTCGCGAGATGATTATTGACGAACTTACAGTAGTTGATAAAACTACAAACCCAGCAGAAGTTAAAGACGAAAACCCTATTACAGTTAAAGCTGCTATTTCTCAGGCTAAGAAAAGCAATCAACCTGTAACTATTGCTGAAGATGATGCTCTTATGGAAATGGCTAAAATTGCAGGCGATCTAAAAGTAGCTATCGAAAAAGTAATCGAAAAAAACAAAGACGGTGAAAAGAAAGATATCCGTAAGGCTATTAAAGCAGATGATGATGTTCAAGCAGCCCTAGGACCAGACGACGATTTGTTTGATAACCAACTTAATAAATTTATCGATCTAGTAAAAGGCGAAAGAGAAGTTGGTCAACGTGGACGTAAAGCTTCAGACGATAAACCAGCTAAAGAGAAAAAAGAAGGTGGAATGCGTGGCCGTCCTAAATCAGCTACCCCAACAATTAAGAAGAAAGAAGAAAAAATGAAAACTTTCTCAATGGGTGATAAAAAATACTATGCTGGTGGTGAAGACGAAGAAGGACCTTCAGATCTAGAACTACGCAAGCTAGCTAAAGCAGGTGGAAAGGTTGAAAAAGGTAAAGCTGCTCAACTCCGCGCTCAAGAAAAAGCTAAACTTGTTAAAGCATTCTTAAAAGATATGAGAGATGCTGGTATCGTAGATAACGCTAACCGCGTTCTTGATAAAGAAAAATACGCTGAGGCTTGGTCAAAAGCTAAAATCGAAATCGAAGACAAAATATCTAACCTTAGATAATGCTTAAGTGGTTTAAATCGAACCCCCAAACGGCAGTTATTTTATTGCTAGTGGGGGTTCTTATTTTTCAATATTTGTTTCTAAGTAATTCATATAAAAAAGAATATGAAAGACTTCTTAAAGAACAAGAAAAAAAGTACGAGCAACAAATAGAAAAGTTACACGATTCAAACGATTCTATTTTAAAGTTAAATAACGCAATTGAAAAACAAATTGCAGAAATAGATAAACAAATAGCTAAAAAAGACGCTGAACTAGCTAAACTAAAAACACAAAATGCAAAGAACACTGCTAAGCTTAATGCTATGTCTGATGCTGAGCTTTCCAGCACTTTCACAGAACTCTTCAACTGATTTAATCTCAGTACCTCGTTCCACAGTTGTAAATGCTATTACAAAGTATAATGACTGTAAACTTGAACTTCAATATAGTCAAGAAAAATTATTTGCTACTGAGACTAAAATAAAACTTTATCAAGAAGAAGTTTTAAATTTAAATAATCTTGTTCAAAATAAAGATCAAGAAATTACTACTTTAGGTGAAGTTATTAAATTAAAAGAAAGTGAAATAAAGGCTTTAAAACAAGCCAAAAAAGCAAAGTTTTGGAATGGTGCACTGATAGGATTTGGTAGCGGTATAGTTGCTATGTTCACAGTAATCCAGTTATAATATTATGAGTGAACCGAATTTAAGACAAATAATTCAACAAGAATACATAAAGTGTGCTCAAGACCCAGCTCACTTTATGAAAAAGTATTGTTTTATTCAACATCCACAACGAGGTAGAATCCCATTCCATCTTTATCCTTTCCAAGAGAAAGTTCTCCATTTATGGAGAGATAACCCATACTCAATTGTACTTAAATCCCGTCAGCTAGGTATTTCAACTCTAGGTGGTGGGTATGCTTTATGGTTAATGTTATTCCATAAAGACCGAAACGTGTTGTGTCTCGCAACTACTCAGGAGACAGCTAAAAACATGGTTACGAAAGTACGATTTATGTTTGATAACTTACCTTCTTGGTTAAAGATTGATTCGGTAGAAAATAACCGTTTGAGTTTAAGGTTAGCTAATGGATCTCAGATTAAAGCAAAATCGTCAAATAGTGACGCAGCACGTTCAGAAGCAGTATCTCTTCTACTAATTGATGAGGCTGCCTTTATTGAAAACGTTGCTGAAACATGGGCATCTGCACAACAAACCCTAGCAACTGGTGGTGGTGCTATTATATTATCTACTCCTTACGGTACTGGTAACTGGTTCCACCAAACATGGGTTAGAGCAGAAAATGGTGAAAATGACTTTTTACCTATTAAATTACCTTGGTATGTTCACCCTGAACGAGATGAGGCTTGGAGAAAAAAACAAGACGAACTTTTAGGTGACCCTAGAGCAGCAGCCCAAGAATGTGACTGTGACTTCGCATCTTCAGGTGACGTTGTATTTTATCAAGAATA